TAAAAGATTCATAAGTTTTACCACTTCTCCATAAGGTCTTGTCATTAAGTATCTCATAATTTCCATTAATTGTTCAGAATTTATGTTATACATTCTTGGGGTAGGCTGTGCTTTCTGTTGTTGTTTTTCTTTCTCCATCTATCCTCCTATGTTAAAATGGTATTTCATCGTAATCAAAATGCTTTGATAATGTATCAATATTTTCTTGTGCATTTGATATTTTTGTTAGTAGTTTATCTAACTCTTCTATATGTTGAGGATGTTCCCCAATACCTACAGAATTATCAAGATATATTAATACTGATGCTTTAGCTTCTGCTATTGCAGCTTCATATTTTCTAGCTAATGCTTTTACTAAATGTGTTCTTACAGCACTCATTCGGCACCTCTAAATGCATAGTATTTATCTTCTATTAAATCTTCATCTAATAAATAAGGATTATCTCTACCTCTTTTATTAAACTCTGTTCTTAAATCTCTTATAGTCTGATTCAAAGTTCTACCTGTATTTAAACAGTTACAAACCATATCATCTACTTCTATTAACGCTTGCTTTATTGCTCCCATCTTCTGCCTCCTGTATTTGTTCTTTTAATTTATTAACTTCTTTTTGTATGTGTATCATAACTTCTTGCAAAGCTAATACTCTACCATACAAAGACATTTTTTCACCATGACTCATTTAACCTCCTTTATTAGTCTGTTTAAATACCATTGTGCTTTTTCTAAATCTTGTAATGGTTCACCCTTAAATTTATATCTAGAAACATACTTCAAAACATTACCCTTCAAGTACCCATGATACTCATCATCTGTCATACAATCTCTTATAACATCTATAGTTTCTTTCTTACCATATTTATAATGTGCAGGTGAATTAACTTTATCGTCTACCATATTCTCTCCTTATTGCATTATAGTCAATTGTTTCCATATTGTAAGCACCATTTGTAACTTCTCTCTTAACTATAATACCACTCCACCACATATGCTGAGTATCTCTAGCAAAATGTTCTTTATGATTTAAATAACATCCAGCAGATAAAGCATTTAATTTTCTACCATTAGGTAAAGTAGATGTAGCATAATCTAACAAATGACTATGGCCTACTGTAGCAGATACTTTGTGTTTTGTCAAGAGACTTCTCGCTATATTTTCTCCTGATATAGCACTACCCATTATACCTGATGGGAAATGGTGAGCATAGTGTACACCATTAACAACTTTAAATTTTTTGTAAGGTATCTCTTGCCAACCATATTGTTTAAATTTAAGATCACTAATTTTTAAAGTACCATCTAGCTCAGGATTTTCTTCTACAAACCTATCTATTCTATCTTCATGATTACCATGTAGCATAATCTTTTTGCCTGTAAATTTACCTAAACCTTTATTAAACAAAGATAATGCTTCATGCGAATGCTCCATATCTTTTTGATATCTTCTACCTTCAAATGATTTTTTCTTTTTATCATATGAAGATAAAGAATCCATACTACAAAAATCACCCATACAGATAATATGTGTAGCACGTACATCTGCGGCTAACCTACCTGCCCACAGAAATCTTTCATTGCTTGCTTTAGGTGTGCAATGAGGGTCACCTATTACAACATGTGTTGCCATTAATTTAACTCCTTATCACGTTTCAGTTTTAAAAATTCAAGAAAATCAATAACATTATCTTCATCATCAAACTCTGCTATAGAGTTAATACTAAGATCTTTGTCATTGTTTTTCTTGTCATCGGCAAAACCACGGAGTCCCCATAGAAACGTAGAATGAGGGTCTGTAGTTGCCATCTTTATCATGCCTCTTGCTATTGTAGAACATAATTCATATTCTTCTGTGGTCATTTTTGTTGTGCTATCCATAACAATTCCACAAGTAAATCCTTTATCCCAAGGTGTAACTAATACTTTTATTGCATTCTTAAAATTATTTTTATTTATTTTTCTAGACATTATTTTCTAAAATATTTAAAGTTAAAAGGTTCAACTTTCCATTCAATACTTTTTTTAAATTTATTTTGTTTAGCATAATCTTCTGCATCTTTTTTTGTTTTAAATATTTCATTTGTAAATAGTATCCACTCATCTTTATATTTTATAAATAAACAATACATAGTCGGTAAAGGTGAGCACTAGACCCCTCAAAACTAATACTCACCCAGTTACGCAAGCTCTTCCTCCTGTTTAGGATTATTAACTTCCGTATACCAAACCCATTTAGGGCTCTTACCTTTAGATTGCTGTTGTGGTAACAACTGCAATTTACTTCCCCAACAAGGAAGTTTGTATGGGCAGAATGAACAAGCTAAGCCCAAAACTTTATTACCTGTAGGTTTACCTCTAAACTTTTCTTCAATCGCATCATACTGTCTTTTAAAAGGTACACCATCTTTAATTGCTTTTACATTATCTTTAGCTTTTTTAATAGCTTCACTTTTATATGGCTCTACAAGTTTAGGTGTTTCACATACAGCCCATTCACCTGTAGATTTATTAATTGCTATCCAGCCTCCAAAATCCTTGTTCTGACTTTCGCTATATAAAAAACCTTGTGACGCATAACCAAAGGTATCATCCCTAACAACTTCTTGAAATCCACCCTCTTCTCCAAATTTTTTATCAAATGAATATGGTGATGCACTTTTAATATCCCATATCTTGTTCTCAATTTCAACATCTTGCTTGCCTTCAATTTTATTTCCTTCAAATTCATACGTAACTTTTTTCTGTTCATTCTTTACATTTACTCCTGCTGATTTCATAATAAATAAAGCTAGTGCCTCAATGAGGTCACCAAATGTATTTCTTATCTTTACATTATAAGGTTGTCCCTCACCCTTTACACCTTTAGCTTCCATCTGTAATTGGCAAAGAGGTCTACCTGCATTTGACATTCTAATTTCAAACTTAGATTTTCTGTCATCAGTAAACTGTTTTAGTAAGGCGTTTTTACACGCCTCACCAAACTCCTCTACAAGTTTTTTGTCTGCTTGCACAGGACTCTTAGACACCTTGTCTAGATACTTTTGTACTTTAATAAGTATATCACTCATTAACTAGCCAGTACCTGCTCAGGTACTTTATCATCAAGTTCTTCAACAACTTTAGCATCTACAGAATCTGATCCAGTAGGACTATTAGATTTAGATTTATTATATAAACCAATAACCTCTTCATTTTCTGTATCAATAGACTCTTGAAATACTTTTAAAGTTTCCATATCAGCATCTGACAACTGTAAATTAGCATCAGCATTTACAATTATTTCAGGTACATAGAATACATTGCCACCTTTTTTCTGACGTTTAGTTTCAAGTGATAGAGTAGAATTAAACATAAGTTTTTTTCTTTTCTTCAATTGATCTAACGCAGCACTTACTGGTGAAAATGCTGTACCTGTTACTCTATATAGAACAGGTAAATTTTCTACTGAATGATCCTTACCTTGTGCAGTTTTACCATCTTTAAAAGATAATAAACCATAGATAAGTTTATAACATCTAATAGTTCTTTGCTGTTCTAATTGTTCAGGTGTAAGATTTGCTCTTTCTTTGTAAGCTATCTTGCCACATTTAGTTCCACCTAAAATATCTATAGCCTCTTCTTTCCAGCTTTTAAATATAATAGATCTATTTACATACTCTCCTTTGTCAGCATCGTAGTGCATGTATTGCATTGCACTTATGAATGGTCTTAATGTTATGGGTTTCCCATAAATATTCTGACCTATATTTGAATCATAAGTGTAGTAATGACCAACTGGTAATTGATTACCATCGTCATCTTCAGGTGTTCGATTGATAGCTAATCTAGGTATGTTAACACCCATGTTAGATCCATCATCTTGACCAATTGCCTGCATGATTTGTTCATCAGACATTCCTTTTATGTTTGTTAGTTGATTATCAGACATTTGTCCTCCATTTTAGTTATTATCTTATATCACATTTTTATAGTTTTGTCAACTAAAAAATTGCTATATTTACCAACATATATATCATAGCTATAAAAAAAGTAAAGTTAAATATTGCACTAATTATTCCTAGCATATTTTTGTCTCTCCCTTACTAACTTTAATATCTAAACCATCAGCAGCTGCAAAGTATTTAAATTCACTTAAATACTCATGGCTTTCGTGGATGTATAGAGTAGATGGTTCTATTAAACATCTATCTTTTAGTTCTGTATATTCTAAATAAGCACTATAATCTGAGTCATCGTACTCGTCTAAAGTTTCTAGAGCTTCTATTATTCTCATATTGCCTCCTTCATATTTAACCAATCATATCCTATTTTAAGTTCCGTGTCAAGTGGAACATTAAAATTAATATCATAATACTTTTTTAATGCAGGTATTACATCTGCAGTTCCTTTATTAAAAATATCAGCCATCAATCTTTCTTCACCAGGATATACATCTGCGATAATAGAATCGTGTACTGTATTTATTAACAAACTTTTTACTTTCTTTTCTCTCATTAGATTATAAATATTTATACAAGCTAATGGTACAATATCTGCAGTAGCAAATCCTTG